CTTTCGTTTCTTCCTCTCTAATTTCATCTAGTTCTTCCTCGACTGGTTTATCCACACTGTCATCTTTGTCATTAGATTTGTTTTTACTGGAACGCTTTTGCTTTCCTTGAGCTTCATAGATAATTTCTCCTTGTGCTGTCGGGATAACCATGTCTACATTCTCAAAATAAGCTTGAGTTGTTATGGTGGCGTTAGACACCACCCCATTGCTAGTTCCTAAATTTCTCCAATTCAAAGTTTTAAGTGCTCCAACTTGTTCAGATCCTGGATAGCCATCGAGTACAATATAATCCTTATGATATACAAAAGGAATCTTAAACTCAAGCGTTTTACTATCGGAAGGATTTAGTACGAATTGCAATGGCCTTTGAGAAACAGATTGCAATGATTCAGCTAATTCTCGAACTCGTAAAGTGGGAAGGGGTTCCCAATAAACTTGGAGAGCTCCGTAATGGAAATTTGTTGCATTAACTTGCATCCTAATAACCAAATCAGCTCTAAATAATCCAAAATTTGCTATTTTCTTATTAATAGCTGGATTAGTTAGTAACAAATTGTAAACATCCAAATCTAATGACACTCCTGATCCATGAGTCCAAGTAGCTTGGTCAACGATAACAGGACGTGAAAGAAAATTTGATAATGATGCATTGTCGTGGCCCTTAAGGCGCGCAACATTTCTTTCATCTTCAAGGGATGGACCCACAACAGGCCCTCCGTCCGTGAATGTAACAATTCCTTGCACTTCATTTGTGGGTGAATCATCCGTAGGATCAATTTCCTCACTTTGTGCTAAAAACTGTATCGGTTTTGTTTCGACTCCTAACCCTTCGTTAGAAGTAGGGAAATTTAGCTTTCCAGAGCTGTAGGGTATTTCAGTTCCCTGCATACTGTGTGTCATTCTTCGGTGACACTCCTCGTTAAATTCTTTGTTAACATTATTATATACATCTTTATCGGGTTGTTGATCCTCAAAAGACGCCTCTGGCAGCTCTCCATACAGCTTAACCAGAAGGTTTTCTCTCGAAATTTTGAATTCATGGAAATCATAATTACAAGCATAAGCTTGGAACAATTTCATTAAGAAGGAACCATGGTGATCCCACTCCCCTGGGGGGTGTATACAGAGTTCATCAAAAGCACATAAAATCATGTCCTTTATATGAGACTCTATACACAAATCTCCCATTGTCCATATAAGGGGTTTATATATGGATTTAAAACTTAAAGGTGCGACCCAAATCGCCTCTCCTTCAATATTTTCAAGTCGAAATTTCCTCTTAAGAAATTCCACTTCTTCTATGTTATAATATGGTGCCTCAAATTCTTTCTTATCAGGTGATGTATATTTAATACCCCAATCTAGAAGAACTTTTTGCACACTATAATTGTTAAAATTGTCCCAGGAACAGCTCATGACATTATCATCCCCATAAGTTATTAAACTTATGTGGTCATCAAACTTAAGGTCTGTAGAATGCTCCCTGGACAATTTAACCCATACGCACCTCATGTATATTGAATTCAATATACAGTTCAATTCGACGGTTATAGGTTGGCCTGATGGATTAGTTCCTTGAACAGTACACAAATCATTATTCACCATTAAACATGGCAATGAAATGTCTGTAATACAGGATTTCATAATGATAATACTATTATCATCATATCCACACTCTTTGGCAAAATCTATCAGGACTCCCAGTCCCACTTCAATATCCAAGGAATCCATATACTTATCATATTTACTGTAATCTCCGGCCACTATACGAGTTGGACCGAATTTTGTTAGTTGTTTAGCATATGTTCCCCATCTGGATGATCTGTGATTAATTCCTACTGCCATCTCAGATTCTTCGGTGTCCCGTAACAATTCTATTAATGGTAGGAAATATTGCCTTACTACAAGGCACCACGCCATTGGTGCACACGAAAACAATCTAAGTTTCCCTTCTCTAACTTTTTCCGCAGCAGTAGCTTCATCCTTAAGACTACCTTTGAATATGGGACTCACTGTGCAGCCTTTCTTATATTGATCTACAATGACATCATACTGCACTTGCAACGTATTAGGCAAAGCCCAATCATCAGTGCTTTTTCCATCCACATAAATTGGAACTAACATTTCCTTCTTAGGTGTAAAATAAGGATAACCTGTACTTGTTCGCATGTTTATCCTGTGGATGGATTTTGATCCATCAATGCCATTGATAGCCTGATGAAGCGTTAGAGGTTTTACTTCTGAAGATAATTTTACAATTCTGTTTCTATACATTTCAACCGCTAAGTTGAAAATATCTCGCGGAATTGTTGGGTTTTCTCCGAACACGTGAAGTAAATTATTCCGAAAAGGATCACTTTCCCATGTCTGCTGTCTTTTGAAAATAGGTTTTTCAAATCTGAAACCTGTAAAACTTTCCACTTTCTCTGCGGTTGGCATTCTAACTAGTTTTGACTTAACACTTGATTGATGGTGTTTGAACGTTCCATGCACTCTAGCAATTCCTCCATGAATAAAGTTATATCTGCTACGCTCATGTAATTCAGATAATTCCCACTGATCGGGAAAAGGCAATTCGTAAAATTCATTTCCATGCGCTACGTATGCCTCTGGAACTAGTGTATCCACAACGTCTTTTCCTAATACTATGAAAAGACCCATGGACATTCCTTCTGCTCCAGCAACATGCATCCCTACTATTGTGTTGTCAATAACAATTAAGCTACCACACATTCCACTATAACTTTCAAAAGTATGCTTGCACATAACTAAGTTAGTAAAAGTATGTTCTCCTGAAACATCTTTGTAAGGGATGTTACAAGCGGAAATTCCTGTGCTAGGTTTTCCGTCCAACACTACTAATTGTGACTCATTAAAAGTCCATAATTTAGCGACCTTTCCTTCAATGGCCTCTTGCACCCTCTGTGCACTCTGTGTTGGTAGATGCATTTCTATATCCTTACCAGGTTGACAATTTAATTTAACAGATGCTAAATCGTAATCCGGGTGTATTTGAGGGTAATCCAAATTAAACTCAATTTTGCCCGATTCAACCAATTTTTCAGTTGAATCAATGCGTTTCCACCGTAAAGAAAAACTATTTCCACCAGCCAAGTAATGTTTGGGGAAAAGAGCATACCTCCCTTTAACGAGAAAGCATATACCCCTAATACATTTAATCCTGTTTCCAGAATTATCAAAAGAGGTCACATCAAATTTAAGTAGATTCCTACTTAACTTCTTTCTGGTAGCAACTTGGGGATTGTTTCCAATCCTTTTGTTTACTATGTCTCTAGAATTTTTGGTAGTATCCCACGCCTTTTGCGGTAGCGAAGTTGTGTTTCCCTGCGCAAAATTGGTAGTTCTACCAAGTTGAGATGCCATTTTGAGAATTCCAAAAATGGTTGTGCAAATTATCAATATTTGGGCTAATCTAGGTGGTCTGAAACTTTGAATCTGACTCCTAGCTTCCTCTTGAATAAGATATGACAAAGGAACTTCAAAATATTTATACAATTGATATCTCACAACAACTCTCATAATAAAATGTTGTTGTGTGCAAATATTAATCATAGTTTTCCTACACCATAAAGGTGATAGCCAATACCATATTCTCAATATAAGTCCAATAAAAGAAATCCAGAGAGGCAGCAATATTAATGGTGATATTGCAGATTCAGCAATGTATTGAGGTTCTCTGGCTTCCATTTTATTAAAATCAAAATCTAGCTCCTCCAGAGCTGATACTAACTTGGTGTGAGTTTGACTACTATCTTTGTATTTTGCATACTCACTTCTAACATAGGCGATAAATTCTTTAATCGATAATGGATTTTTCTTGTCGAAATCAACTTCTCCAAGTTTACCTGGTTGATTACTGAATTTACCAATGTATATTACTGCTTGTTCTAAACCTAGTTCAGGTCTATTTGCAAAAATGGGTTTCAAATCCTCTCCTTCTATAGCTTCCACTTGGACAACTATATGAAATCGTCTCCCGATAGCACTTACACACTTGTATACCTTATCTACTCCTCGAAGAGCATTATTCCCCGTTGCAACGGTTAATAAGTTATTAAAGTATATTTGTCCTTTATTTTCTACAGCTGCCTGGACACTGGCAACTTTAGTGGTGTTTTGTATCTGCAAGATATCCAGAATAGTTGGATCTGGATTGGCAGAAGTACTATGCATCGCATTAAAGTCGTCCAACTTTATGTATCTTGTTAGATGAGTTAAATTAGTCATAAATTTCTCTGAATTCCTTGTGCAAACTAATTTTTGCGAGTATTTAGTATCGGGCATCATATCCTCATGTAAAGCCCTGATAATTAAATCTGACATAAAACTCTTACCTACTCCTGCAGGTCCATTTAAAAAGACACCTAATGGCATGGGGCGAGCCCCTGTGCCTGTCAATATGCTCCTGGCATATGTATACATGGTGTCAACTTTCTTATCTGTTCGTCCCAGAACAGGATCTGTTTTAACACATATCTTATAATTATCACGAAATGAATACCATTCATCATGGATCCTTATCAAAGTTGTTGGATCCTCATCTTTATGATTATGATAAACTTCATTAATTTTCATGATATGTGTTTTTAACTGAGATCTATATGAAAGTCTCGAAATGTTAATATCCTTATTAACTAATAATTGCCATCCATCTTTTGCATAAGACATTAGATTTCTAACAACTATGAGTAAAAAGTGGTATGGATTTCGAGGAAATTCAAGATCCAGTCCTTTCCATCTATTTTCTAGATGAACTGGAATTTGGTCCCAAGAGGACCAATTTAATTCGGGTAGTATAGTTATGAAATCAATAAACTTGAACAATTGAGCTACTATTTCTTCAGATATGGTTGTGTTCTCATCTGAGAGAACTTTTTCAACCGTGTTGAAAACATCCTTCATGTTTAAGATTTTCCATAATTCACTACCTTCATCTAACATCCCAGATTGTGCTACCATAGATGCAGCTTTTCCTCTGCATATACAGAGCAAAATATAAAGCATTCTATTTTTGTAATCCATCTGAGATAACGTGTGAACTGTTATGAAAACATCACACAATAAAACTGATACACTTCCTAATGTTGATGTATCAATTCCTGAAAGCACTCCTTCTTCAATTAAGTGCTTAAGTCGTAATCCAATCTCTTCAGCAGACATATACCATCTACTTCCTGATTGGGCTACAATACGAGTATTCTCAATTTGAGAATTGAACTTTCCCTGAACAACTTCCGGGGTCTGAAGGTACTTTCTCAAGGTACCAGCAGTTGCCAGAAGGTGAGATGATCCTATCATCTCCTCTCCCGCAAATGGGCTCAAACTTATTTCCTTATAAAAACTTTTCATTGTGGTTATATTATTTAAACGATTTGCATGTTCCTAATATATACACAAATGAAAATTATAATTACTAAATTTTCCTATAAAATATTACTATATCTTTGTTAAAGTAAATAACAAAATTCTTACCTACCAAGGTCCTCGACAAGCTCAGTTTCGCTTGGAGTGACATCAAGGCCTATGGGGGGGCGTCTTGTAACCAGACGCTTGATAAATAAGAATACATTAAAAGTTTTTGAGATAACATTAGCAATAGTACATTTAACGAACTTGGTTGAAAGGCTTTCGGCCTATAGTTGTATTAAATGGTAATAATCGGATAGATATAATTGTTTCCTTTCCTGTTTAAACATCGATTTACTGGGAATACGATGTTGGTCTACAATCAATCTAAAAGAAAAATGTACTATCTGTTACTTTTAAAGGTTACTAAAAGTTAGCAAAGGTAATATTTTAAAATATTTAGAAAGTAATAATAAAATTCATAATGTATATAACGCCATAAGGGCGCTTTTAAATTTGTTTTCAATAAATAGCTAAATTACATAGGGTACAAAGTCTTAAAATATTTTTCGTAATTATCACACAAACATTGACACAGAATACATCTGTCGTTTCTCTGTTCTGCATGATAAGAATATCAAAGACGGATAAGTCCTCCTCCTTATATATATAGTTTCACGTTTTGTATGTACAACACCACATAAATGTGGTGTGATCTTAACGTAAGTATGTTGGTGACACGTAAAAATCACAAACTATAAATACGCAACTCTTCC